AAAATCGCCATATTTTGCCATTGAACGAACCCACGCCCATAAATTAAATTCAATATTTAAAACATCATAAAATAAATTATAAAGTACTTTTTGAATTGCTTCATTAGATGAACGAATAGATAACACCTCACCCATATCATTCTTTAAGGTAGACTCATCTGCTATAATATCTAAAGCCGAAGCTATAATTGCATCTTGGTCCATTACATCATATTCTGAATATAATTGAGGTCTAAGATATTGGTAGTTAAAATTAAATTGTGATCCGTATAAAGATGTTGGGTTAGTAGAATAAATTCTATTAAACCTATCTATAAGTGAATTAGTTTCTAGATTACCATTGGTTTGGATTTGGTTACTATCCATTACCTTTATTTGATCTCCACCAACATTACGAATAATTACGTCTGTTGAAAATAATCTCTGTAGTCTACTAAATAAGCCTTTTTCTGCCATTTTATTATATTATTATTATAAATATTATCTGATTAACCAACTAATATCTTCATCGCCATTTTCTGTCTTCATATGGTATGGATTATCCGCACCTTTTGAAAAATGACCTCCTTGGTATGAAGTTCTATTTACTGATATATTATTTAATGCATTTCTAGTTACATCTAAACCACGTTGTCTCTGTATAAGTGCCGTATCTCTAATGTACATAGCAATACCAAATGCCATAACTAAATCATCGTTATAGCCTGTTTGTGCTTCTGCTCTACCATTTTTCCAAATAAACACTTTCATTTCTTCTACTAACCTTTTTGATTGTATTGTTACTCCTTTATCAGCTATATACTCTTGAAATTTTCCTATTACCATAGGACGTGTTCTAGATGACATAGTAAAACCAGCCGTCATTCTTGAGTGGTCTTGATATTTGTCAAAATACGAATCAGCATTTGGGGAGTCACTCTTTTGTGAATAGTAAAGGTTAGGATATGCTCTATCTATAGCTACCTGTATTGTAGCCCAACCTATATTTGCATTTTCTATAATAAGCATTGCTTCATTATATTCTGTGGCTAAACCTACTAATAAATGACCAAATTCTTTAGTTCCTAGTTGCCCTTTATATTCAGCAACTTGAACATTGTTTTCAACGTCTATAACATGACAGGTAGAAAAATCTTTTCCATCACCACGAGCAACATCAGCTACAACCATATAATCTCTTGAATAATCTGGTGATTCCCAAACCCATAGGTTTTGATCCGCACCTCTCCTTTCCATAGGTTCTTTAATATGAGACTTTTCGTAAAATTCTAAATACTCATTGTAAAATACTATATCACCAGAGGTGCTGAAATCGCAATCACATTCTTGTGCTGCTAATCTAGGATCTCCTAATAAGGCATCTTGAGCGTCTCTCCATTTTTGATCTCTTTCTGGGTGGACATACCAAGGTAATTTAATAGGTAAAAAATCATTTTCTGCTGCTTCGGCTTTAACCCACATTTGATGAAACCAGTTACCAGTACCATAAGGAGTAGATAATACAATAGCACCACCACCCGTTGCTAGTGTTTGTTGAGCGGATGCCCATGTCTCAGCAATATTATCAATAAAAGCTGCTTCATCAATTATTAACAATGATACTGCTTCTGAACGTGCGGCATCAGCATTAGATGATTTGGCTTGGATTTTTGATCCATTTGATAATCTTAAAGATAACTTGTTATTTTCAGCAGAATCCACTTTAAGCCATGAAGGTAAATTTTCCCACATGAATTGTACTTTTGTTACTAAGTTTCTTGCTGTTGCTTGTGTTGTTGCTAAGGCTAGTATGTTTCTATCCTTATGAAAGGTCATTAACCAAAGTGAGTAACCTGATGCCAGTGTTGATATACCTAGCTGTCTAGATTTTAATATGGCACTATAATCATTTTCTTGAAATAACGTTAATACTTTTTCTTGAAATGGGTACAGATTAAACTGTATGCGACCACGTTGTGGGTGCTGTATATAACAGTATTTACGCATAAAATGTACAGGGTCCTTAGCACATCTTAAGTATTCTTGGCGTATTACTTTTTTTAGATCTGACATTCTATTTTACTAAAAGTGCTGTGACTATTATGGCAACTACTCCTGCCCCTACTGTAAGTTTATTCTTAAGTTTTTGTTTTTTAAGATCGTTTTGTAATTTTTTAGATAATTCTTGGGATAAAGATAATTGATTATCTTTAGTATTTAATATAGAATTAAAATTGTAGATTTTAGAATTCAAATTTAAAATAACACTATCTTTTAAAAAAACCTTTTGTTCTAGAAGTTTGATTTTACTACCAAAAAGTACTAATTCTTGTTTAGCACCATCTCCTTTTATAAGATCCTTAATTACTAACTTAACAATAGGTTTAGTTAATTGAATCTTTGTACTGTCTGTAACGTTCTGTGAAAAACTTTTCAAGCTCATCATCATTAAAACTATCAACAGCATCCACTTTTTTATTGATTTCATATTTTAAGCTGTTTATCTTATCATCTTTAGAGCCTATTTGTTGGTCTAATTTGACTATTTGTATATTTAATGTATCAATTTTAAAAGTTAGGTCGTCATTTATGTGGTGTAATGAATCAACTTTTTGTTCTAATGCTTTTATTTTAACATTATATTCATCAACATATTTTTCCTCGCTTGATAAGTACATATTAAATAAGTAATAAACACTTAAAAAAGTTAAGGCCACATATAAAAACCTTTCTTTAGATGACATTATATCTTTTTATTATCTAGAATACTTTCTAATTCTTTTTTTAATTTGGTTTTTGCTTTTAAAGTTTTAACTAGTTTTTCTTTATCTTCACCTTCAGCTTTTGAATATTCTCTAGCTAATGATTTCATTTCACGAGTTAATAATACAAGTTCTTCTTTTGCTTTAGCTAAACCTTTTGTTTTTTTAAGATCTGCTTTAGATGGTTCTTTATCTTCATTTTCGTCTATTTTACCACCTGATCTTTTATTGTTAGCTTTAAAAACAAAATCTACTAAATCATTAATTCCTTGATTAAATGCACCAAAAGTTTTAACGTCTACACCATATTCATCAGCTTTTTCTCTAAAAAACTTAGCAGCATCATCAAGCATTTTTTGGTATTTTTTTAATTCAGCAAAATTACCACCTTTATCTTCGGCTTCATTTAAACCATAAGCATCTGCCTGATCTATATATCCTTGAAAAAATCCTTTTTTATATGCTTGATGGTCTGGTTGATTTTGGAATTTACCTTTAATTTCTTCAAATGCTCTTTCTCCAGCTTCATACCCCATTTCTTCAATATCAGCTAAACCTATATTTTCTTCTGATAAACCTGCTTCTTCTTTTGCTTTAGCTAAATCAGCTACTACTTTAGTTAGCTCTTCTGTATCCTTAATATCTTGTTGAGTATCTTCACTTGTTAGTGATGATTTAATTTCTTCCTTAATAAAGGCTGTTAATTCAGATTTTTTCATTGTATAATATAATTAGATTTTATTATAAATATGTTAAAGGTTAGTAATATTCAATATTTGTTGGATTCGTTCCTCTGTTGTACCTGATATGATTTCTATATTACCGGCTCTATGACCATATTTTTGAATTAATTCTACAATAGTATCGTCAATTAAATCTCTATATTCTACATTTGTTTCACGAATACCATTATCTTCAATATCTATCCCCTTAGGAGATATATAAAAAATAACATCATAATCATAAATAAATTCAGAAGCATATTTTTCAAATGCTTCTTTATCTTGATATGGGATAGATTTAGCATTTTGAGTAAACGACATAACATCAATTATAGTTCTATCTGTAATAATATTTTCTTGAATTAATTCACTACAACGCTCTGCTAAAAATATAGTTTGACCTTTTAATGTAGAATCAGTATTTAATGGAATACCTAATGACATTAAATGTTGACTACGTTCTGTTGCAAAATTATAACCCTTAAATTGCTCTAATTCTTTTAAAGCATTTACTAATGTAGTTTTACCTACACTCATTGTACCACATAAACCTATTTTCATATCTTAGTTTCTATAATCGGATAATTGATTTTTCATTGATTGGTTCTTATAAAAAGGAATGCCTTCTCTTTGACGTCTCATTTCTTTCCAATCTTCTTTATCTTTTTGAAAGCCATATAAATAATACTCTGCTTGTTTTGTATTACCCTCTGGGATTAAAGCTGGTCCATCCCAATTATGTAATTTACCGTCCCAAGTATAAGCAATGGTACCATCAACTTTTACTAATTTTCTTGATTTTGGATATTTTTGTCCAGTTTCTATGCTCATAATATTGTTATTTGTCGTAAATATACGAAATTTATACGCGTTATCCTAATTTTTTAATATATGTTCTGCAACATAAGTCCCTTGTGCACCACTTACCGTTATACCTCTAGCTGATAAAGCATCGCCTACGAAGTGTACGTTAGGATACTTGGTGAGTGCTAAATTGGTATAATCGACAAGTGGCTCAGGTGATAGATATTTTACTTCAGGTACATAAATACCCCAATCGTCTTTTAATGTTGGGAACACTTTTTTCATGTCCTCAATAAAATCATATACATACATAAAGTATGGTTGCATTGATTTTGCTATTTTGTGTAATGTATCTATTTGAATAGCTGATACATTTACCCCTTCAGAGGTTGTAGATGGTTTACGAGTTGGACTATAATATAATCCTGTACCATCTATTTGTAAGTTTTTAACTACGTCTCTAGACCATTCAAATGGGTTTTCAATACCTTGAACTTCCATTAAGATACCAAAATTAGTCATATCATTTCGGAATGCTTCATCTTTTTTAGCGTGACCATTATATGAATGATCTCCATATGTTTCTTCTACGGCAACATATGCTGCATTGTTGTTTGTACAGAAAGAACGTAGTGATACTCCTTTGTCTTCGAATTTACGATACAATTTGAA